CAGGTGATGCTGCCAAGATAGTAAAAAAGCTCCAATCGGAGCAGATACGAGAGAAGTCAGACCTTTCTCCCCTATCCGAACTTAATGAAGAAGTCCCGGATATTGATTTAAGACCACAAGCAAAGGAACTGCTCAGCTGCAAGACTGAGGCTCAGCTCAATGCTCAGTTCTGTGAGATGGTCTTGGAGCGTTTGAAGGACTGTACTGCCAAAGTACAAGAGTGGCGGCAGATAACCGATGAATACAATAAGGGACAGTTTACACCGGAACTGTTCAAGATCAAAGGGCAACGCAAAGAACGCTGTCTGCGCTTATGGGTAGAAAAATACCTGCAGAACGAGCGGGATATGTTCGCTTTGATCCACAAGTCTAAGAACCAGACCAAGGGACGCAAGGTTACTTATCTGGAACAGCAGTTCCTGCTTAAGCTGCTGTTGACTCCCCAGAAGGTCAAAATCGGCACCGCAATTTCCACGATCAAAGATTATGAGCGGATGGGTTGTTTGGAATCACCCAGTTCAGCACCTACTCTCAAACGCTGGGTCATGGACTGGAAAAGAGACAACATGGCAATCTGGACTCAAGCGAGACTTGGCAGTAAAGCAGTGGCTGAGACCATAGTCAAGACTATCATCCGAGATTCCAGCCTACTGAATGTAGGAGACGTATGGGTGGCAGACGGTCATACCCTGGCTTTTGATATCATGAATCCCAAAACCGGGAAAGCGCAGCGGATGACGATGATCATGGTCTTTGACTGGGCTTCAAGATACCCGGTAGGTGCCTCACTCGCCTTTACCGAGGACAGCCAGCATATCCAGATCGCCTTCAGAAACGCCTTCCTTAACTGGGGAGGAGTTCCCAAGTACGTCTATCTCGATAACGGCAAAGCCTTCCGGGCAAAGCTCTTTAATGAGAAATGGCAGGAGCATGACCTCTCCAGCGATCTGGCAGGCATCTTCCCCCGCCTGGGCATCCAAGTAGCCTTCGCCGAAAGCTACAATGCCAAAGCCAAGGTGATCGAGAGATTCTTCAAGACCTTCCAGGAACGCTTTGAACGCTTCATCGGCAGCTTCCGGGGTGCATCGATAGACGATAAACCGGCGACCCTGATGCGTAACGAGAAGTGGGCAAGAAAGATGTACGATGCCACTCCTCCTACCATAGAAGAAGCCATGCAGATGATTGGCTTCTTCATCCGGAAGATGTATGGCGAAGCTCCACATAGCGGCTTGAAAGGTAAATCGCCTTGGTCGGTTTTTAGTGCCAATCCCGTACCGGAAGAGCAGAAGATCAAAGCTGACAAGCTCAACTTCATGATGATGTCCGCAATTCGTAAGACACTACGCAACAATGGTATTATGCTTAACAAGTTGATGTACTGGGATACGGAGCTGATCGGGCACATCGGCAAGGAACTGCTGATTCGTTACGATCTGAGTGATCTGCGCTGGATACTCGTCTACGATATGCAAGACAACTTCATCTGCCAGGCGGAAGTCCGCAGGTCGCAAGACCCCTTCATCTTGCTGGATAAAGACAATCCGATCTCAGCGGCTGAACTGCATAAGGAACAGAAAGCCAATAAGCGGCATCAGAAGCTGATTGCCAAGCGCACCAAGCAGATCGTCAGACAGACGCAGGAGGCGGTGGATCGACTGGTTAAGCCGCTGCCGATGGCTGAGGTGGAACACAATCCCACTTTTATCCAAGCTCCAAGCCTTGAAGCTCCTCCACCCAGCGCCGATCAGCTGATGGAAGAGCTTGATAAGCAAGTGCAGGCAGCGCTGCCCAATAAGCTCGATCCTCCCAAGCCGCTTAAGGTGGAGGATGACGATGATGATGTAATCAAACCTAAAGAGAAGAGCTTCGAAGAGATGCTCAAGTTCATAGGAATCAAGTAAGGAGGATATCTTGAAACAGAACCAACTCGTTAGAATAAGCAATGTAGTTGAAGCTGATCAGTGCGTCAATTACCTGCTCAATAGACCCAAGATGGAGATGGTCGGACTGGGACTGATCTACGGATTGCCCGGTCTCGGCAAGACCACTTATGCCCAAAGAATGGCGTTCCAGAGAGGTTACATATACCTGAGGCTGGAAGCTACCACTACCCCTAAGTCCTTCGCAGTCGATCTGATCACTGCCTTGTATCAGCGGTTTAACCTCGGCTACAATGTCCCCTACGGCACTACCAATAACCTCTTCAAGCTCAGCCTGCAGATACTGGAGGAGCAGGAAGATATGGTAATCGTAATCGATGAGATAGATTATGCTTTCAAGCATGAGAAGCTGCTTGGGGCCATCAGAGACATCGTGGATGAGACCTTAACCGTAGTGATCCTGGTGGGGATGCAGAATGCCAAGGATCGGCTCTCCCAACTCAATGAATACTACTTCGACCGTTGCAACTCATTCTATGAGTTCAAGCCCGTAAGCCGCAAGGACATCAAAATCCTCGCCAAGGAAGTGCTCGATGTGGAAGTGACCGAGCAGATCGTGGACTTGATCCATGAGTCGGCAAAGGGCAACTTACGCAAAGCCATGAAGATGATGCACTCCATTGAAACCGGAGAGCTAAAACTAAGCGAATCAACCGGAAGAGTAATCGATCTCAAGCTCGCAAAATGAAGACTAAAGATCTGGTACTCAATTTCGTAAGGCAGTTCAAGAAACCGTTCACCGCAGAGACGGTATCTAACATGATAGCTCAAGATCTCTCTGTAATCGAGCCTGTGCTGCTTGAACTGCTGGCAGATAAGAAGATCAAACTGATCTCCAAGAAGGAGGGCATCTATGTCTTGGCTGATCGCTATAGCCCCAAAGTATGTTACAGTCAGAAGGGTAATTGGAAATTCGAGATTAAGGCAGCTACCGCCTTGCTCGACCAGATCGAGAAGGGTAAATACACCTCCATCCGAGCCATAGCCAAGGACTTCGGTAGAAGTCGTCAGTGGGTGTTTGTCTATATGGAAGCTTTGGCTTCAATTGGATGCATCGGTATGGAAGGCAAGCAGTATAAAGTAATTGGCCGAGATAGATTGAGAGAGATCGGCAAGCAGATTGAGCCGGGTATCCTGGGTCGGATGCGACCCAAACTCAGTGAAGAAGAGAAGCTCCGGAGGGCTGAGGAGAAAGAGCTCAGACGGCAGGAGCGATTAGCTATCCAAGCCTCTAAACAGCAAATTCGCAAAGAAAAGCTTATTCAACAGGCATGGGTAGAGTATCGGGGATCTGAGTGGTTTTGGCGCATTAAATTCGAGACATTCCTCAAGAGAAAAGGACTGGAATAGCAGTCCAAAGGGCATTCTATGACACAGGAACTACGAGAACGCAAACTACGCCGAGAAATCCATGCCCTCAGGGTTAAGAAGTTTCACTGGCCCCTGGATGGCTTCAAACTCATTATGAGCCGTCTCGGTTATGGCGAATCACTAAGGGCTCTACCGGAAGATAAGCTCAAAGAACTGAAAGCGCTCATGATCAAGTATCGCAAGCATGGCCGTCCCAATGAGTTCACCTTTGACAAGCAGGGCAAGTACATGTTTGCCCTGATGAAACAGGCGGGTTGGACAGAGAACGACCTAAGGGCATTCACCATAAAGCATTACCATAAAAGCCACTGGAATCTGCTCGATCCCAAAGAACGCAGAGCGGTAATCGCCATGTTCCAGTCCTACATCAGAAAACAAGAAACAACTAAAGATAAAGAATAAATCCAAGGGAGGATACACATGAGTAGAAAGTCTACAAAGAACGGTAAAGACCGCACCCTAACCGATGCACAAGGACGGGAGATATCCGTTAAAGTGCTCAATCAAGACATCCTGGATCGAGAAGCAGCCGTTAGCAAAGCGATGGATCATGCTCTCAAGCTTCAGGAACGCATCATCAAGGAAAAACACAGCATCATCAAGATAGTGGAAGACTATCTGAACGATGTTGCCAGAAGGAATAACGTAGAGTGGAAAGGTAATGCCCTGCTGCTTACCTTCGATGAGAAGTACAAGATCGAAATCCGTTACCGGGAGAAGATTCAGTTCGGAATTGAGCTGCAGCTCGCTAAGCAGAAGATGGACGAGTGCATCAAAGCCTGGTCAGAGAACTCCAATGACAATCTTAAGGCCATCATCAATGAAGCTTTCCAAGTCGATAAGCGTGGTCAGCTTGCCCGTTATCGTATCTTCGCCCTGCGCCGCTACAAGATCAAAGACCCGATCTGGAAGGAAGCGATGGAACTGATCGATAAAGCGATCACTGTAACCTCTACTAAACAGTACATCTCTTTCTCCGTCAGGGATGAAGCCGGGAACTACAACAAGGTAGTACTGAACTTCAGTGCTCTTTGATACTGTCGCATCCTTATGCAGCAGTTTTTGACGAAAGCAAGGGGCTAAAGATGATGACCGCAGAAATGATACAAGATAACGAGGTAAACGTGGACAGTTTCAATGACCGCTACTATAGACCGGATGAGATAGCCGACATGCTGAATGTCGACCGCTCCACCGTATATCGTATGATCAATAACATAGCTGATCCTCTCCCCGCTTACCGCATAAGTGATAAGGGACCCCTCCGGGTTCATGGAAAAGACATTAACAAATATCTGGAAAGCCACAAGGTACGCCCTGAGTATGAGTAACGCTCTTGAGTTCCGAATTAAGCGGGATAACTGCAGAGATGCCTATCTGAACGGCAAGACAGATCCCACTGAGCTGGCGGTGATCTTCGGAGTTTCCGATATCACCGTCCGCAAGTGGATCAAATCCGGCAAGTGGGCAGAGCTGTTCAAAGAAGAGCGCAAGCTTGACCATGAGATTAGCTTAGCCCGTAAGAAAGCGCTCATCCAGGCACTCAGAGAGTATGCCAAGAACCCGGCAGATACCGCTCTGCAGAGCCTAGTCTCACTCATCAAACAGAACCAGAAGGACTCCGAGCCTTCCAAGGAGCTGAACGACTACATCGTACGCTTCCTTGACCAAGTTACCGACTTCATGATCGAGAAAGGGCATGAGACCCTGCTCAAGCAGTTTAACGGCATCGTAATCGATCTGGCTGAGTATCTGAGAGTCAGAAATGCTTAAGTACATTCCTACAGCCTACATAGACCCTCCAAACCCGACAGCCTGTGCGGGGCTGTTGCCTCCTGCCCCGCACCTTCCTGCCATCCTACATAGTCCTCATCGCCACCCCAAAATGGCGGTGGGGTTTTCCGGTTATGTCTAAGAAGTTCCTCCAACGGCATAACAAGGCATTGGCGGAGATCGCATCCAAAACGATCTCCGTCTTGCCTTTTATAGACGATAATCCTGAAGCCAAAGCTGAGAGGATAAAACGCACCACAGCAGATGGATGGGATGCATTCTCGTTCTTCTGTCATACCTATTTCCCGCACATCTTCCCACTACCTTTTTGCCCAGCGCACGTGACCATGTTCGATGAGACTGATAAGGGCTCAGGCATCATCGGAATCACAGGTTTTCGTGGGCTGGGCAAAACGGTACTCATGGGAGTGGTCTATCCTATCTGGAGGATCATCAAAGGCGAACGTTATGTGATCCATACTGCCGCAGACGTAGATCTGGCGCAGGAACGTACTGCCTTTACATTGCATGAACTGCAGAACAATAAGCGGCTCACAATGGACTATCCGGAGTTGCAGCCTGTGGATGCCTTTGATCTCGACTTCTATCTAAAGAATAAGGCAAGGATACGAGCCAGAAGTATTAAGCAGAGCCACCGTGGAACGATCAATCCCAAGACTGCCAAGCGGCCCGGACTGATTGTCTGTGATGATATCGATAAAGAAGAGAACATGGGCAACCAATCCATCGGCAAGAGACGCATGGAGAAGATTACCCAGGAGCTTGCCGGAGCACTCTCTCCGGAGGGAAATGGCAAGATTGTCTGGCTCGGTAACCTGGTACATCCCAATTACTCCATCTGCCAGTTTCAGGAGCTCATATTAGGCGAAATGCGAGCAGATAATCCCGATTTAGATACAAGATACCAGTCAGTGCTGAAAACGCACCAAAAAGCGATCCTGCGTTTCTCTCTCGAAGATATTTATGGTAAGTCCACCTGGGAGGCTCAATACCCCACTGCCAATCTGCCAAACCTGAGAGCCAAGTTCGGGCATACCGGATATCAAAGAGAGATGCTTGGTCAGCCGGTTATCGAAGGGAACATCTTCAAGAACCATTGGTTCACCAAGTATAGAACTTTACCTGAACCAGCTCAAATGAAGCGGGTCTGGCTCTATGCTGATCCTGCTTGGGGAGAGAAGGGCTGTTTCAAAGCTGTCATCTCCATAGGCTACGATGGTAACCGCTTCTATGTGATCCATGTCTGGATACGTCAGACTGAGAACACCAAGTTCTTTAGGTACTACTATGATGCTTATCAGAAGTTGGATAGAACTTACAGAGTGAAAGCCAGAGCAGCCTGTGAGACCACCTACGGTCAGGCACGTATCCTGGCTGATTTTGACAGGTGGGCAACAGACAACCATCTGCCACCCATCAGTCACAGAATCAAGCGCATCGATAACAAGGATAACAAGAACCTACGCATCGAGAGAACAGAGACCATCATCGAGACAGCCAAGGTGCTCTTTCCAGAGGGTCAAGACACACCAACCCTCATAAGTCAGTTCCTCACCTATCCTGATGGCTACATCGATGGCTGTGATGCACTGGCTGGCTGTCTGGAACGCTTCTCAGAATATGATATCGGCAGGAACAGAGTCAATGTCCGGAGGTTTAGCTTCTGATGATATTGACAGAAAGAAGAAGTATGGAAAGGTGACTCGTGGAGGTAGTTATGAGAAAAGAACTGCGAAAAGAAGACGCACTTAGATTTTATGCCCTGATGACCATGGGAGGATATTTAAGTATAGATGCATGCATTAATACGGCGTATCGTGATTTCTGTAGGACTATGCATGGCATTATGGGCAATGATCGAAACGAAGCTATGCGATCAGAAGCTTCGGATATCATCAGACGAATGATCGGAAAAGTGTTGAAGGTTAGTTTGAGCCAAAACGAGTTCGATAAACTTCATAGTTCAGCTTGCAAAGCGATTAAGAAAGTATATTCGGAAAACCAGACATCATTTTTCATTGGTCAAGCACAGAAATGGATAAACATGAGCTTCAAGTATGTCTATTTGCTCTATTTAGCTGACCTACTCGATATCAACAAAACCGGTATTGATATGCTTAAGCAAAACTATGGGCATTTCCATTTACCCATTGATAACATTGTGCTTCAACACCAAAATGTAAAACGCATATACTCCGAACATATCGGTAATGCTGCTTGGAGCAGAATTGACGATTACTCAAGGTATCTCGCATTCCAAAAGAACTTGCAGGAAGCAGTGGAGATACCACTCATAGTTTTTGAAGGTCAAATCTGGAAGTAACTGTCAGGATGAACTATTACGACAAACTGATGCTTGAGTATTACCGGGTCCTCAATAATGCCTGGAAAGCTGAAATCAAGGATGCTGCCCGACTTGCCATCCAGATGCTGAGTGGCATGCCAAGAGCAGAGAAACTCAACAAGGACTCTATAGATAAGCTAATGGGAATCATCAATACCCAGTTGGGAGATGACTTCGCAGCACTGGTCAATGAGCCCACCAAAGCGATAATAGACCGCTGTGTGCGGCTCGGTCTCAAGGATGTCCAAGTGCAAGCCCCCACCAAGACCAGCATCGGGCTCTGGGGCATCGAAGATCAGCACCTATCATCCACCATCCAGAAGCAGCAGTTGTTCTGGATCGGGAACCACTTTGAGGCCGATGTACGTCAGAACTTCGCAGATACCCTCACCAAAGCCATTGAGCAAGGATATACCAAAGAAATGCTAGCCGATACCCTCAAAGACCAGTTCAATGACCTTGCCAATCGCTCATCCAATTACTGGCAAGGATTGGCAGAGCATACCGCTCTCCGGATACGTGAGTTCGGAAGGCTACAGGGATACAAGAAAGCCAAAGCCAGATACTACAGGCTCGTGGTGATCCTGGATGACCGCACCAGTGATATCTGCCGGGCACTGGCTGCCCAAGATAAGACATATCCCTTAAACGATGCCCTGGAAGTAATGGATAATCTCATGGCTCTGGATACCAAGTCCAGCAGTCTGGAAGATGCCCGGGAATACATCAAAGCTCTGGCACCTTGGGTCAAAGACGATCAAATCGAATACGACTCAGAGATGAATCCGGTTGGTGTCTCCGGGGCACATACTCCGTTCCCACCCTTTCATTGGAAGTGCAGGACGAGTACCACAATCGGATACTAATTACCCAATATAGATTAGGTTTTTCGTGGCATCCAAAAGGGATCACCCATAAATCAAGCATTGATTACATCGCGTATAGCACGATGCTTCATTGATGACATTAAAGAGATGCTAAAAAAGAGCAGGAATTGCGTCATTAGTGTGGGTATCGAGTGTGGCTATCAATGCTTTTCAATTAGCAGCATTTGTATGCAATACATGGTCTATATAGCAAATGGCTTTTCTCAGACTGTCCCTTTCATTTTGTTTCAGCTTATAGAAGTTCTTTACTTCGGCATTAAGTGAATTCACAACAAAAGGTGTTATCTGATTGTGTGATAGATGTGTTATAGCATAAAAGAACCGTATTTTCATATATGACTTATTATGGTGCTTATTATTTATAATGCACTTAATTACGTCAACTAACTCAACTGAAGCCTTTGATCCAGTAGTTGTGCTACCAAGCCTAAGCGACGAATCAGTATCTGCTCCGATCCTATAAATCAGTTCATTTTTCTGCTTTATTGGGCAGTTCTCGTTTTGTATATAGCTAGTCACCTCCTCCTTAGATAACTTGCTTTGCCCAATAAAGTAGTAGATTGGAAGGAACTTTGTGCTTTCGTGACATATTTGTTTTAAGTACTCTTTGGCCAGATCAGGGTCAATGGGAGTTCGCTTTAAGGACATTGTTAGAATGTCAGGCTGGTGTAACGTTAGATGTGTATAAACTGTTTTATCCTTAACAAACACAGCAGCATACTCTTGAACTTTGCTTTTTTCCGCTCCAGACATATCGTCCCATTTAAAGAATTTTACCGGAATTGCATCGTTGCTGTTATTGACTACTTGAAACAGGATAGCGTTGAAAGTATACTTGCCAGAATTGACCACATCATTTGACACTGATGATCGATAGTCAATAATAAAATCAAGTACATTCTTCAACTCAGCATTCTTTTTTACGGCATCCATGTGTGCTTGAGCGTTATTGTATAACTGCAGTGAGAAGCTTAATGATTCTCTTAGTGAATAAATCTCACCAAATTCTTCTGTTAGGAGCGTGTCATAATTAAAGAGTAGTTGCTGGCATTCACCAAAGATTGTGCTATCCAATTCGGGTAAAAACCTATGTTCTATCTTGTTTCTCAGTGGTATAAAAAACTCTAAATTCTTCCTAACCAGGTTGTTTGTCTCAGACCCGTAAAACTCTTTCAGGCACTTTTTTAGCTCCCACCACTTGTACTCCTTATCGACCTTAACATAATTCCACCCATTCTTTTCTTTATAATATGGTTTGATTTTACGCTTCAAGAATATTGCGTGCAGTAAAGATGTCCATGAAATTATCATTAGTGTCACATATCCGCCAGAACGGAAACGCACTAAGGGTTTATTGTAGATTTCGATGGCGCACAATGCAGATTGGATCGATTTATCTAAACACTGCTGAACTAATATCCCAAGTTTTTTAGCCATGAATTACCTCCAATTTCAATATGGTTCCATTTTTGATATGGCATTCAATACTGCGCGATTTACAGTACTGAACAACCATATCAGCGGATGAGTTATAGAACAATTTATGCCCACTATATTTAGTAACACGGCTGTTATAATGTAGCCTGCCAAAAATAATTTTGTCCACAAATCCAATAGCTTCCAATATTTCTTCTAAGGATTGATCTAGGATGTTTGGAGTTGGAAAAGGCTCAATGCTAACCCACGTTTTAAAGCCTTGATCATGAAGGTACTTCAAGCTTTCTATGCGATCAACATATGTGGATGTAAAAGGTTCGTACTCCTTTCTGAAAGCTTCGCTTAAAGATACAATCGAAATTCCCCATATGTGATTCTTATTGAAGTTGGCCAATTCGTGGGGCATAACACCCTTCGTAAAAACAGTACACTTGATTCCGTAGGCATCCAATAATCTAATGATTTCTAAACTCATTTCCTGAACCTCAGGATATCCAACCATAAATGGATCAGTAGTGAAACATAAATGGACTGATTTGATCTTGTTTCGATACCTTGGAATTTCTTTCTTTAACAAGTCGATTGCATTCTCTACAAGCCTAGGTTGAATCCAATCAGCATAATCCCGTACTCTACCGAATCTCCTAGCCATCATAAATGCATAGCAAGGATACATGCAGCCATGAGAGCAGCCTAGGACATGATTGATTGTGAAGTCTCCATATTCAACTCCGGTTCTATAGAGCAGGCTTTTTCTTTTAATTGTTAACATCTTACACCAGTTTGACTAAATCATCCTTATCTATGCCTGTTTGCTTACTTGTAACTCTTTGTACGATAGCTCTTCCTGACTTCTCACACTGTTTTACGGCTTTCCTAAGAACTTGGTTCTGATAAGGAGTTGCATCTATGATTAGGGAAAGCAAGTCATTATAACTTCCCTCAAAGCCAGTACAATTTCTCAGAAGGTAGTTTTCTACCTCCGACACTTGAAATTCTTTCAATTCGAATATTGATAACTGGTTGTTCGATTTCCCTAGATACTCGATTCTACCATGATTGATGCTGCTAAAGCAATCTCTCATAGTCGTAGCCCCCTTGAGATGGTTGGATACATGAACCAAATAGTACAAAGTTCTATCAGCTTTGGAGGAATGTACTTTATATGGCCAAACATATTGAGCGTGCTGCTTTAACTGATTTCTGAACAAGTCCATAATTGAGTCTTCCCTAATGATACCATGCAAATCTTTCAGCTCTCTCCATTCTTCAGTTCCCAGAAATGAATCAAGGCGTCCCGATTCAGCACCAATGCAGCGTGATACACCATCGTACATGAAGGTTAGTAGGATTTCAACTTTACTATACTTTAAAATCTCTTCTAATGTCTTAAAATCAAGATTGAGACCAAATGGATCAACAAAAAAGAAGCTTGGTCGAATTGTACTATATGATGCATTTTCAAGTAACTGCAGGATTCCTGCATCGAATGCTGAGTTTTGAATAATATACTCTACGGAACTGTGCTTGTTTTCATCAAATACTTTTTGAAGGTTATCGCAAACGTCGCCATCCTGATCAATAGCTATAATGTTCAGCTTTTTCCCTCTTGTGCCCCTATCTTTCCATGCATTAACTGCTATAACAGGAGAGCCTGGATACTCATTATCATCTCTGAAATATGACCCGCATCCAGCGAAGCCATCGAAGTAGTTTAGATCAAACCTACTACTCAAGATGGGAAACCATGCACCAAGATAACATGCCAATAGTCTGTGCTTAAAATTTGTGTGCTCATCATACTCCCAGGAGTAATATTGCTTACCCTCAAGGTACTTGCTTTCGTATTTCTTCATAAAAAAACTCCATACAAACCAATGTAGTACCTACTTCTCCTCTACAAACACTGGTCTTACATCATCCCGTTTGATCACAGTGTCATAAAGTCCGATGTCCTCGCCGTCATGCTTATTGATCCCCGTATAATTCAGGCTGCTATCCTCATAACGCTTAAACTTATAGATAGCATCGTTCATCAACGCGCTATTGAAGAGTCCCAGGCTTACCAGGAGCTCAAAATCCTTTACCGTGAGTCCGGTTACCTTTTTGAACAAGCCCGGCTCCAATTGGGTGATCACATCTTTTAGCGAGCGCTCACGATAGTCCGTAAGATACATAAAGATCGGGATGCGCGTGGCAAACTTGATCAGCTTTTCCTGAATCTGCTTGCGTTTGGCTTTGTATTCCTTTTCTTCAGCCGTAAGCTCTTTCTTCTCCTTAGGGCTCAGTTCTTCTTCACTCTTCTCTTTACGAGTTTTCTTTACCGCCTCGCTCTTATTGATGATGGTCTCAATATCCTGATTCAAATTGCGAAAGCCTTCGATGCTCATCAGGGCTGTCATCGCGGCTTCGCTATTCATCACCCGTTTGAGGGTGTCGTTATCCACATTTACCAAGAGGGCGGATTCCCATCTGCGAGCCAATAGCGTGGCCGTGGTTCCGCTCATGGCCATATCCAATATCCCCGCGGCATCGATCTCTTTCATGCTGCTGCCGTCATAGGCGAGCACGGGCAGAAATTTGATGAATTCCTCCACCTTTTGCTCTGCGCTATCGCCATTTACGTTCAAGCGGCAGCTATAATCCGCTATCTGCCGCAGCGCTCGATCCGGCGCAAAATCGAAGACATAGCACTCTTCTTTGATGATCTCTTCCTTGTTTGGTGAGAGCCCATCCGGATTGATGATGGTCCAGGGCGATTGCACGCGGAAGGCGGCCTGAAAATATGTCTCCGGACTGCTGGTATTGCGCAGCATAAAGATCCCCGTCCAGGGCTTCACGGTAACCCCTGTGGTCAGCTTCCCGCAAGAGAGAGTGATGCTTTTGCTATTTAGGGGATCGCCCATGGCATCCATCACCGGAGGCAGTGCCGCGGCACCAATCCCCGCTTTGGGGCCAGCCGCCACGATGACTTCATAATCCTGATAAAACTTGTTTTGGCGTTTGCTCAAGAGATTCTTCATGGCATAGCAGCCGGCCACCGAGGGCAAGAACCAAAAGGTGTGCGACAATATGCCCAAAAGCCGTACATCCGAGAATGGCAAGGGCGGCTTCTGCGCGCCCAGTTTGAGATTATCGATACTACTGGGCAGAAAAGCACCACGGATCAGATCCAGCCATTTCTGAACCTCGGCTTCATAGATAAAGCGGGCTTTATCCCCCAAGCCCTCAGCCGCAAAGAAGACGTTGAGATCAAACTCATCAAACTCCCCCTTCTTGGCGATATCGATTATCGCTTCCGGCAATTGGTAGGTGAGCATCACCATGCGCGGCAAAGCGGCATAGGGATTATCCATGCCCACCCAGCTTTCCTTGGCACCTTGTTCATCACTATAAGTCCAGTTAAAGATCTGCTCTTCGATGAATTCCCCCGTGGCAATAGCACGAAACGGAGTGCCGGAAAGATATAGATAGTGCTCTGTGGTGATGGGCAGGATGTCCTCATCATAGTATTCGATGCCCTCGCCCTGCGCGTAAGCCTGCTCGCGCTTATCTTCATTTTCAAAGAGGTCTTTGGCGTTTTCCCGCCAGGCTCCGTAGTGATATTCATCAAAGATGATGGCATCCCAGTTTAGAGCATGTACCCATTCATTCTTGGGCTTGATCCCTCCCGTGCTTGGGTTTTTACCCAGATAATCCTGAAAGGAGCCAAAACAGACCAAAGGACGCTCCCGATCGATATCTTCAAAACTGATGCCGCCGGGTTTGATGAATTGCCAGCCTTCAAAATCCACGTGGCTCAAAAGATCCTCTTCCCAAGCACTTTGCACCGCGGGCTTGAAGGTGAGCACCAAGACCTGCTTCCAGCCCATCTTTTTGGCAAGTTGATAAGCGGCAAAGGTCTTGCCAAAGCGCATCTTGGCATTCCACAGATAGCGGGGTGGCTGCTCCTTTTTGGCGGGGTCTGAATACCAGGAATGGTAATAAGCGATAGTCCTCTCCACCGCTTCTGCCTGCTCCGGCCTCATGCCAAAGCTCTGGCTACGGCTAAACTCTGTCAATTGCCCCGTCCGCACGGCGTGGATGGCACTCTTAAGCTGCTTGAGATCACACTCAAACCACTCCCCGGCTGGATTGGCAATGCCATTGTAGCGCAGCATCCGATGCACATCATGATCCGTGAAAGTGCTGCCATCCCCCCGCATGGCGGGCTCATCAAAAACAATGCGGTAGGGAGGTTTACCGGGCTTCAGGGTGGGATATTGCTGCGCTACCCTGGCTTCCACACTCTGCGTGGTAAAACCAACCTTCAAGAGCCCCTTATACTCAGGGTTTGTGTCCTCATAAGCATAAATTCGGGGATTTAGATCAGGGCGGGAAGGAAAGTACTCTTTAGGCATCCGCAAGCTCCATGGGACGGATCATGGATTCGATATAGTCAACTTCCTCTTGCGTCAATTCGTAGAATTTGTAAAGAGCTTCATCAGAGATATGGCTTTTAGACTGTAGTACAGGAACAAAACGAAAGCTATCTTTGGTTATATGCATGGATGAGAGAGTTAAAGATATTAAAAATCGGACAAACTTCGAACTAATGTAAGTAGAAAATTCTAGAGCATCATCGTGAGTTGCAAAGTGATCTAATAATAGGTAAGTGGCAGTGAAAACTTCGTTTGGCTCATAAATCTTAACTTTTGTAATCACATTCATCTTACCGTCCATTGCATTGTTAACACCACCCCTATCAGGATTTAGTTGTCCGATTGAAACTTTATATCTATCGATAATTTCTCTATTCTTCTGAACCTCATCTTTGGGAATGTAGCTAATGCCAGTGCTACTTATAAGTCTAATACAATTTGTAAAAGCATTAGGGTTTCCTCTTTTTGAAGTAGGGAAACCAAAAGGAGAAATTGAATGAACTCTTTCTGACAGCATTTTGGTGCATTTTTTCATGACTTTGTGAACTACATCGATACCAATATTGTCACGGATAAACACATCAAATTCATCAAGCCTCCTTGAGCGTGTATTTGTCAAATCACCTATACGTGTGGTAACCTCACAGTTTCCAATGTATTCCCTGTCCCACAGAAAGTAACAAACTCCACCAGCAATATCCACTCCTGGAAAGCAGTCTCGGCTTTTAGGATGGTCAATAAGAACCCGTATCTTTTTGTCATTTAGCATGCTTTCTCTAAAGCTTGTCATACCCATTCCACCATTATACCATCTTCCAGGTATAATCATAACCAAGTATCTTGGTCTTAATCTTTTGGCCTGTAATACAAATCTATCATATAATGGAACAGCTTGAATTCCATACTCGTTTGAGCTCAATTGATAAGGTGGGTTTCCGATAATAACGTCAAATTTCATTTTGAATAGCTCCTCTGGGTTTTCAATGTGGATAAAGGAATAGGCATGGCTTTCGAGATCACTTCCGCGATCATAGCTTTGTTCATTGGCTCCGCAATACTTACAGCGTCCAGTTTCCCAAGTATGTTCTATGCGTGAATAGTGGATATTTCCTTTCTCGTTTTTGAACTTTGTGCATACGGAGTATTTACCATTTGCATGTTTGCTGCAGTATAGCGAGCGACGAGAGAGAAGAGATGTAAGCTCTGTAATGGCAAGGCCATATAGCTGCTTTGTAAAGATGTGATCGATGCGTTTCTGGCGGTCCGGGATCTGAGCTTCCAGGCCAATGTCCAGGCGTTTGGCGATTTCGCGCAGGAATACTCCGGATTTGCAGGCGGGGTCCAGAAAGGTAGTGCTTTTGTCTCGGAATAGCTCTTGGGGCAAAAGATCCAGCATTTGGTTCACCAGCTCAGGCGGGGTAAAAACCTCGTCACTGCTCAGGTTTGCAATGCAGGACAGCACATCAGGATTGTAGTTTTGATCAGTAAGCATTTGCAAGCTCCAAAAAGTGGATTGGAGGGTAATCCTTTTCCGGTGTGGGGATATACACTTCTTCGCCTTGATCCGAGATGTAGGAAAAAAGCTCAAGTTCACCTAGTGATTCATTTTGGATCATGCTATGAAATGTAAAATCCCTTCTTTTGATCAGGCTGCCATTGATGGGAGACCATTCTGCAAACACAATGTAGCCCGGACGCTCACCCACGGTCATCAGCGATAGAGCGTCACCCCATACGATGTTGCATGAAAGGATATAATCGACGGACTCGATACAAGCGGCTTTGCAATCTTCAGCATATAATGCCTTGTAGTATTCATCCAGGAATATTGCCGCCAATCGCTGCCTGCATTCCTGAACATTGTCTTCCTGGACGTCGATGCCGTAGATGGATGATACAGCTATCACAGCGTTTCGTTCAAATTCAAACTGGGATTTGCGATAGCGTCTTTTTACCACATCCAGCTTGCGTCTGAGGATTTCTGAAAGGAAGTTGCCGGTACCGCAGGCTGGCTCCAGAAAACGGGATTCGATGCGCTCTGTTTCCTGTTTCACCAGATCAAGCATAGCTTTTACTTCCCGCGGGGAGGTAAATACTTCACCATGATCTGCCACTCGCTGTTTGGATTTTACCTGGGTGATGCTGTGGTTGTGATACTCGTGATTGTTTGTATTCATAAGGCTTTCCTTAGTAAATCATAGCTTTGAGGGATCATCAAGAGCTTGAACAATCGTTTCCACACGCCAATCTTTGTTTGCTTTGAACCCTGAAACCTCTATGGCCTTCAGGCAGTGCTTTACAATGTTGTTTGCTCTTAGATTTCCTTCCGCAAAGAAGCCTTGATCAAGCTCTATCGGTTTGGCAAAGATGCTTGGATCACGAGAAACACTGTACCACTTTGAGAGTTTCGCCTTTTGCAAGAAGGTAAGCAAGGCATTGTAAGTAATTTTCTTTACTTGCTTCCAGTTATGAACTTGGTACCATTTATCAATAACATAAAGCTGTGTGGGCTTGGTATTTGAGAAATCGCTTTGATCGATAATGTGATGGTCTTTGGGCAGATCGGTCAGTCCCGTATTTGTTGCAATGCCCGAAGTAACCAAAGTTTTTTTCTCACAGATTCCGGATTGCTTCATATCCCAAAGGCGCTCTATCTCGGCTAAATCTATATCGAATCTATGGTTTTTCTTGATTATCTGCTGTGCAAAGAGATAAGGAGATAGATCGGTCTTTTCATGCATGGCAATAGCTTCGGATTTCACGTTGTTTATCAGCTTTATGCGCACCAATTCACCACGCATGTCTTCCGCTGTATTGAGAGCCTTGATACGATAGTTTTCTTTTTTTAGGATCATCTCAAAGGTTTGGGCGATATCACCGGGATCATCTTCCAGCAGATTGAGTTCATTGAAGAGTTTGTCTTCAAATTCACCTCCGGCAGAGGGAAGGTAGAATCGCCACTTGATCCCATCGGTAAGGATGCTGATAGCAGATTTGTGATAGGCATTGTAAAGGTGAAGCTGAGTCTCTCCGGCTATGAGGTCAGAATCCAGCTTTCCTGGGGTCTTTACTTCGATAAAGACTTCTGCTCCCTCTGAGGTCTTCTCCGGAATGAACAGTGCTACATCCACGCGACCTGTTACGTCCTTGGTGATATTCTGTTGGGGTAAACGCTTTACCCTATACTCTGTGTAAAACTCTTCAGGATTCCAGATGTTCCATCCAAGGGCTTGGCATAGCCTGCCTACCAGAGAAAAGCGAACATGTTGTTCGTCCTTAAACGTGCCATCCTTCAATAAACTTCGGATATCTTCAATAGTCTGTTTCATTGATGCCTCACAGCCAGATTTGTTTTTTCCACAAGGATTTGTAAAGTTGAATTCTGTCAACCCTAAAATCTGTCGCATCCTTATGCATCCGTATTTGTGAGAATACAGGGGACTGCTTTCTTTGCTTCGGATCGATGATCCAGTAAGTTCAAGGAGCATAAATGGAAGCGAAACTGATGGATAGAATCAAGGAGCAGCTAGTCAGACATGAGGGTCTGAGGCTGAAGCCATATCGCTGTACAGCAGGCAAGCTGACTATCGGTATTGGCCGCAATCTCGATGACTGTGGAATAACCCAATCCGAAGCTTACGTCATGCTGATCAATGACATCATGAACTGCGAGAAGCAGCTTCAGTCGAAAATTCCCGATATCTACAATGGTCTTGATGAAGTGCGAAAGTCGGTGCTGCTTAACATGTGCTTCAATTTGGGCATCAATGGTCTGCTTGGCTTCAAGAACACTCTGGCTTTCGTGAAGGCTGGTGACTGGGAAAGGGCTGCCAATAACATGCTTGTGTCCCGTTGGGCAAAGCAGGTCGGTCGCAGAGCGATTGAGCTTTCCGAGCTGATGAGGAAAGGCAAGTGATACCCATTCCGGTCGAGACTTCAGATGTACTGGCAGTGCTTAACCTGCCCAAGGAGATGGCTGACAATGTCATCTTCAAAGAGCATAGAGGGCTGGTTTTGGAGACGATCAGAAGTTTGGTGTTGGATAACTACTACCAGGACGCAATTGGTCACGACTATCCTGAAGACGATCCCTTCCTGATCTCTTTTCGTTTTGGGTTCTGTTTCCTGATGCTGCACTCCACTGCCGAGTTTCTCAATTTGAAGACCCTGGGCGAAGGAATAGTCAAGACAGTAGGATTAGACCAGTCTGCTACTGAACTGCTCACAGGAAGCGAAATAGACGCATTTAAAGCCAAGCTCGAGCTTAGGGCACTCACTCTGCTGCGGAACTATCTCAATCAAAGTGGCATGGAACGGTTGGTGGAGTTGAAACCAAGACTCCCTAAAGTGCTGAGAGCCGGGGTGATCTGATGCCGCAGAGTGACTTCATGAGCCCGGAAGAGTTGATGGTCGAGATCTACAGAGCGATCTATACGGCTCTTGAGAGTCGTTTACATCTGATCGGGAGTGTTATCGATGCGGACTCCCGCAAGGAGATTCTCACTCAGCAGATCTACGATAAAGGCGATTTCTATGGAAACACGGGATACGTAGTGGAAACCGATGACTCTGGTATGACGCTTCGAGTGGGCTCCAACGTACGCCACGAGCCTTTTGTTTTGGGAGGTAAAGTGCCTTCCTGGACTCCGATCGCACCACTGAAGTCATGGGTAGAGCGGAAAGGTCTCTCGTGGACTGATAAGAAAAGTGGAAAGCTGCTCACTGTGGATCAGATAGCTCACATGATCCAAGCCAAGATCAAGCGGGAAGGCATAGCTGCAAGGAACGTATTCGCTCAGGTAATCGCTAACCGGGAGCAGTGGATATATCAACAACTCAATTCTATCGAGGTAAGTCTATGAGCGCTTTTGAGAAGTTTATCGCAGATCGGAATCGGATAGTGGATGCCCTGAAGTTTTGCGATATTCCCAGCATCCAGTTCAACAAAGATGCAATCCCTAAGCAGTTACCCTGCGCTATCGTGATCCTGGACTCAGAGACAGGCAAGAATGGCACTTCAAGACAGTTTGTGAGCACGGACGTAGCATGGACGGTCTTCCTGATCGTCAATGCCCATAACGTGGATGATCCGGATTCTGACTTGTATCAACTCAAAGAGAAGTTCCGGAGTTTCTATCTCAAGCTGATGAACCGGGACCTGCCCAGTGTGGAGTATTACACTTCCAGGGTGGATGGCTCTCGCCTGGTTCGGATCGCCAAGATCGACCTGCTGAAGGTCGGCAACGGAGCCTCTTCGTGAGAGTAATGCGTCTGAGTGGCTATAACCTGGCTATCAGCTCTGTGTCTGATCTGATCGAGAACAAGTACAAGCCGGAAGCTATCGACTTATCCAAGTGCCAGAGACTGGGCAAACAGCTTATCTCCAAGGCAGCCGAGAGCAAGAAGACAGTGATGGCACCCTACTCCATGAGCAAGCTGCTCAATCTCCTCGATATGGACGAGTACCACTCCGGCTGTATCGATGCGCTCTCAATGGCAACCGTCATGCAGTTTGAATGCAAGAACAAGCAGGTTGCAGCCTGGATGGAAGCAGCCGAGTTTCCTGCCTGTGAAGACCAGACCACCATCCTGGCTGAGATGATCAAGTTCTATCTCGCCTGCGGTAATGGCTTTCTGATCAAGATGCGCAACCCTCAAGGTGATTGGATGGGACTGGAACGGATGCTTCCATCTGAAGTGCAGATCGTGGAGAACTATGACAAGTTCGGCTTCTTCAGACCCGACTATATCCAAGTGAAGAACAACCAGAAGAAGGACTTCGCCTATGCTGACATAATCCACATCAAGAAGTCCACTCACAGGTCAAACGCTTGGGGCCTCGCCTGTCTGCCCATTGCCATCAACATCGAAATACTCGGAGAGATCAAGACCTTTGATTACAACAACTTCAAGAACGGTCTCATGATCGACTACTTCGTAATCGTGGAGGGTGGCACTCTCAGAGACGGCACCGTCACTGATGAGCAGGGCAATGAAGTGCTAACCGATGCCTATACCGAGATCGAGAAGGCACTCACCGAAGTGAAAGGCAATGCCAAGAGCCATTCCACAGTCCTGATCGAGAGTGAAAGCCGGGACGTGAAGATACGTCTCGAACCACTGCGTCAGCAGGACAGAGAGGGCGGATTCCTATCTCTCAAGAAAGACCTCAGGGAAGGTATCCTCGCTTATCACCGGGTTCCGGCAAGGATCGTCTCACAGCTTATCCCTGGGCAGCTTGGTGGCGATAACCGCAGTGATATGGCTATGTTCTACCACTTCGTTATCAAGCCGCTTCAGGAGCGTCTTGCCCTCACTCTGGCAATTGAGTTCAACTACGAGTTCGACTGGAAGGTCAAACCCGAGGACTTCAACTTCGGTAACCTGACCGAGATTCTGCAATCCGATGATGAGAAGCTGTTTTTAAACAGTAGGAGTAGTAACAGATGATTCACCAGAATACTATGAAAGTATCATCCGAAGTGTATTCTAACTCAAAGTCAGGGTTACGCAAATTGCAATCCTCACAAGCTTTGTTTAGCCAGTCTTTCCATTCCAGTGCTGCGTATTCGTCATTTGTAGCTATTGCTATAATGCCTCCACTGATTTCGCCTCTGTTTAGTTTTTTCGAAAACTCCTTAATGTACTTGGTAATTCTTGTGGTAGTCGCATTGTTGTCAACAGTCTCGTTCTCTGAGTCTTTTGCGTCTCCCATGAATAAATTACCCCCTGAGTCTTCCAACAAAACATCTGGGATACAATCACTTGGGAATCTGTCACTTTCGGTTTTATATCCGATTGATCTTGCTCTGCCCTCCAGTGCTTTTCTCAATCTAACGTGCTCACTCCCTTCGTTACTTTCATTTAGGTTTTTGAACAAATCTGATAGCTTCATCTGTGCTCCAATATTTTACTTTAAAACAAGAATAAATGAGCACCTGTACTGTCAATAAATATCAACTACATACCCAAGGAGGTATCGTGTATCCATTCAAGAAACGAACCATTCAGAAGGGCGAGCTTCGCAATGTGGAAGTCGAGCTGGTCTCGCTTCTCTTTGACGAGATGAACCCTGCCAATCAGAAGGGCTTTGTGGTCAAGAGTGCCAGTGGCAGAAGCTTTGAACACAAGATCAACTCCACCAAGTTCAAGAGTGAAACATCGGGCACTCAGGGAAGGCTTTACGTCACTCTGATGGAGCCCAATATCCACGACTCCCAGGGTGACTATTACACTCGGGAAGAGATTCAAAAGGCCTGTGACCACTTTGCCAAGCACGGCTTAGTCGGTAAGTGCGATGTGAATCACAATATGCAGCCTGTGCCGGAGTTCACCGTAGTGGAAAACTACATTCTCAAGACCAGCGACCGAGAGCATTTTCCCGATGCTAAAGTGGGTTCTTGGGTGCAAGTCCTCAAATGCGAAAACCTGCAGAGTGATCTCTGGCAGAAGATCGAAAAGGGCGAGTTCAATGGCGTCTCGATCTATGGTCGGGCTGATGACTACCGCAGTGCCGAAGCCAGCCTTACCGAGATCAAGAATGAGC